CTCTAGGAAGTATTTGAGCTTTTCTTCTTCTAGCATAGCCACCTTAATTCCTTCAACAATAACCAAGTAGTCAGGATGAGCCAAGGCATAATGCTCTGCTCTGGTGATTGTGCTTTCATTGCACCTGATAACTAGATCAGCCTTCTTAACTTTCAAGAAGTTCTCTAGGTACACCCTTTGGCTTTTAGCCTCGGCATACTTTGGTGCATTTTCAATAATGAAACTAACAGCCTTATTAGGGTCTATAGTTGTCATACTTTGGTTGATTTGTTCTTTGTCCATAATTCAGTTAAACCTTCCTTTAGTTTTTCAAGCGACTTTGCTCCTCGCTTATCT